TGGTGATTTCTTATTTAGCCGAGCAGCAGCTTATGGACAAGATCCATTAATCGGTATGCTTGGTCCAACTGTAGGAACACTATCTGATTTAACTGCTATAGGATTTGGTTATACAGCTTTCGGTGCAGAAGCAGATAGGCCAAGAGAATTGCTAAGACTTGCAAGCAATAATATACCTGGTGGAAATCTTTTCTATCTTAGAGAAGTAGCAAACTATTTATTCTTTTATCAAATGCAAGAAATGTTAAATCCTGGATATCTCAGGAGGGTAGAAGAAAGAGTAGAACAAGAAGGACAAGAATATATTTTTAAACCATCTCGTCATGTAGTATATAATGATGGGAAATACATTAGTAATGTAGATTAGTAGAGGATTATAATGGCAGACATTTCAATTAACCCGGTAACCAGACGGACACAATATACCAACAATACTGGCTTGGGGCCTTTTGCTTTTAATTTCAATATCTTACAAAACACAGATATTGTAGTTTATAAGAATAGCACATTATTAACCTTAACAACAGATTATACGGTTACTATTAATGCCAATGGTACGGGATCTGTTACCTTAACAGGCAGTGGAAATGGTACTGCCCTGGTCTTGGCAGACCTATTAACCATCGTAGGTGGTAGAGAATTATCAAGAACCACAGACTTTGTAACTGCTGGTGATCTATTAGCGTCCTCATTAAATGAACAATTAGACAGTAATGTAATCATGGTGCAACAGCTTGATGAAAGATTTGATCGGGCTATGAAACTAAACATTGCTGACGAAGATGGAGACTTAACCCTACCCTTAAAATCAAGCCGAGCAGGTAAAACCCTGGCCTTTGATAGCAGTGGTAACCCAGTGGTCGGTGAAGATATTGGTAACTGGAGAGGTAATTGGGTAGCAGGTACAACATATACAGTTAGGGACCTGGTTAAAGATGGCTCTAATAACAACGTATATAGGGTAAATACCGCACATACCAGTAGTGGTAGTACCCCACTAAGCAGTAACGCAAATTCGTCTTATTATGACCTTGTAGTGGACGCTGAGAGCGCAACTACATCTGCAACTAATGCAGCTAATTCTGCTACTGCTGCCGCTTCAAGTGCGAGTGCTGCTTCTACATCAGCATCTAACGCTGCAACAAGCGCAACTAATGCAAGTAATTCAGCCAGTGCTGCTAGTACCAGTGCTTCTAACGCTGCTACATCAGAAACCAACGCAAGTAATTCTGCTACATCAGCAGCTACCCAGGCTTCTAATGCTGCAACATCGGCTTCTAATGCTTCTACTTCAGCAAGCAATGCATCTACCAGTGAAACCAATGCTGCTGCTAGTGCTGTATCGGCCAGTAATAGTGCAACCAGTGCAACATCAAGCGCATCTTCAGCCTCTACTTCAGCGACTAATGCTGGAACTTCAGCAGGTAATGCGTCAACGAGTGAGACTAATGCTGCTAATAGTGCAAGTGCTGCTGCCACAAGTGCAAGCAATGCCTCTACATCTGAGACTAATGCAGCGACATCAGCGACCAACTCTGCTAATAGTGCTACTGCATCAGCTAACTCAGCGACATCGGCTGCTGCTAGTGCGGCTAGTGCTGCTGCTAGTTATGATTACTTTGATGATCGGTACCTGGGAACTAAAACCAGTAATCCCACATTAGATAATGATGGGGATGCTCTCGTTGCAGGTGCTTTATATTTTAATAGTACCGCTAATGAAATGCGTGTCTATGATGGGGCTAACTGGATTGCTGCTACAAGTGCTGGTAGTGTCTCATTCTTAATTTATAACTATACAGCAACATCAGGCCAAACCACTTTCAGTGGTGCTGATGATAATGCTGCTAGCTTATCTTATTCTGTCGGTAACTTAATGGTTACTGTCAACGGTGTTGTCTTAGAGAATGGCACAGATTATACCGCTACCAGTGGTACCAGTGTGGTATTAACAACAGGTGCAGTCTTAAATGACGAGGTAAATATCTATGCCTTTAAATCCTTTACAACTGCTGATATGGTTCCTGCTTCAACAGGCGGAACCTTTACAGGCAATGTAACCTTTAGTAATGCAGCTACTGTTAATGGTGCATTTACTTCTGTAGGTATAGACGATAACGCAACAGCTACAGCGATCACGATTGATTCCAGCGAGAATGTTGGGATAGGCACGAGTTCGCCTGATGTATTTAGTCGTGGATATTCAGGAACAACTGTTGGTATAAGTTCTGCATCTGGTGAATCTGCTTTCATGATCAATTCTAGTGGAACTAATGTTGCAGCTTTAGAAATTGGTAGAGCAGGAACTAGAGAAACGCTGATTTATGATACTAACACAACTACACAAATAGGCTCTGTAACTTCAAAGCCAGTTTTATTTATTACAGGTGGCTCAGAGCGAGCCAGACTGGATTCCTCTGGAAATTTAGGTATAGGTGGAACTTCAGGTGGTGAAAGATTACTGCTTGAAGGAAGTGCAACATCAAATGCAAAAATAAAACTTAGCCAGACGACAGCAGGATTATCAAGCGAAATACAACAAGGCTCAACAGGTATGGCTATAAAAGCTATTGGTTCTAATCCAATGCTCTTTGAAACTAATGGCTCAGAGCGTATGCGTATTGATAGTTCTGGGAACATAACACAAACAGGTGCTACCAGTACTACTGCTTCATATACTATTAAAACTTCTGCTACCAATGATTATGCAGGGGACATACTTTTTAATGATAATAGTGGCACAAGGTCAAGTATTAGAAGTGACCACTATAATAATGCTTTAATCTTTAAGCATGGAAGCAACACAGAGCGTATGCGTATTGATAGTTCTGGTAATGTTATTCTTTATAATAATCAGATAAAATTTAGCAACACATCTTACGAAAATCGCAGTCTGGGGATAGATTCTGGTGGCTTCTTTATCTACAACGATGCTGATGCTCGTTATGATATTAAGATTGATGGCAATGGTTATCTTTATAACCCTTCAATGCTTGGTTCTGCTAGTGCCAATTCAGATGTACGATTTAATACATCAGATGGATTAATCTATTATCAAACTTCATCACAAAGATATAAAGAAAACATACAAGACTTACCATCAGTATTAGATAAGGTTAATGCTTTAAGACCAGTAACCTTTGATGAAATAGCTACAGGCAATTCATGCTTTGGTTTAATTGCAGAAGAAGTTGTTGAGCAAATACCAGAGCTTGTAAATTTAAGAGAGATTGAAGGCTATGATGAACCACAGCCAGATAATATACCATACAGTATGCTATCTGTTTATTTGCTAAAAGCAATCCAAGAACAGCAAGCAATCATTGAAGATTTGAAAGCAAGAATACAAACATTAGAAGGTAACTAAACTATGGACCAGGAAGGGAAGATAATCATTGATGGTAAGGAATACAAAGCATCTGAGCTGACACAAGAACAGATTAATATTGTGTACCGCATCCAGGATTTACAAGGAAGGAAAATACAATTAACCAATGAGTTATCAGATCTAACATTTCTTATTGATCTGCGTACTCAACAACTTAAAACTTCTTTGGAGAATAACGATGGACAAACTGATAGCCCTGATAAATCTGATCCCTGATATTGTAATGATTGCATCGATAATATGCGCTGTAACACCTACACCTAAAGACGATCAACTACTAGGAAAAGCATATAAGATTATAGAAGTCTTGGCCATTAATCTTGGCAAAGCTAAGATGCCTGGCAAGTAATATGTCATGCGATACCTATGGTTATTACTATTAATACCTAGTGTTATCCTTGCTCAACAGTCAGGAGATCTTAACAGTAACACTGTTAATTCAACAGTTGGTAGCAATAACCTTGATACTACCAATAATTACAATGGCGCAGGGGCAGGATCTCCATCCCCTCCACCGTCAGCTATTTCTCCTAGTTATATGTTTAATGGTAGTGAATCTTGTCTTATTAGCTCAGGTGGATCAGCCCAGTTCTCTGTATTAGGATTTAGTTTTGGTGGCTACGAACACGATGATGAGTGTGAACGTAGGCGTGATGCTAAAACTTTACAAGCATTAAACATGAACATTGCTGCAGTAGCAGTCATGTGTAAAAACATTTCAGTTTGGTTTGCCATGTTTGAATCAGGTACACCCTGTCCATTCACTGTCAATGGCCAACTGATCGTAGGAAGAACCGCCTATATTTATTTTCGCAGGAATCCAGAAGCATTGATTCCAGAGTATAATAAGTATAAAGTTTATTTTGATACCGTACTAAGGATTGGTGAGAATGAAGAAACTGATAATATTGATACTCGGTCTATTTCTGATAGATACCGCACAGTCACAAACCGATACAGTACAAGACTTAATTAATGCGTCTGCATCTATTATAAGTACCGTAGACCAGGGACATTATGCGGTCCAGGGACTTAGTTATTTTGCAGGTGTTGGAGGTATTGCCCCGACTAATACCATAGACCAGGCGATACTTACCCAGGAACAAATGAACAGTTATAACTCTGCCCTGGCTGCAGTAACTTCTGCTGTTTATTACAATACCCAAACCTTATTACAAGATGCACATGAGACTGAGATGGTTCAATTAGAATCAGCAGTCGATGACTTTGTAGCGGCTACTACTTCTATGATTACTGTAATCAATATCTTTGAGATGGCAAGTGAAGCTGATACTGTGCAAGAGCAACAGCAGATGCAAGATTATATTACTGATAATAATGTTCAGCTTACACAAACTCAGGTTGATAATTACAATACTAGTTTAGATTCAGTCCAAACTCATGCGATCAATGCTGCTGCTTTCTTAGCTGCTGCTAATAATGAATCATTAACCAGTGCCAATGACCAAGTAGCAGAAGGTTATAATTATAATATCAGCCAAATGACTGTGGCTTATAACGCAGTACAAGACAGTATAACCTTTTACTATAACGATCAAGCCTTCCATGCGATGTATGGGTTCTTAACAAACAGCATGAAATCTTTAGAAGATATCTACTTTACAGGTCAATCTATCTATGAAGGCAATCAACTCTAATGAGTCTGCAAGATTCTGAATTAACTATTTCAGGGATAAAATTCAAGGGAGTCTATCTAGCGATAGGCTTTACTATTATCAGTACCCTATCAGGATTCATCTATGGATTCGCTGAGTTTATGGGTAGGATAGATAGCTTAGAAGGCCAGGTGAATAGCATTACTGTACCTGATGTTACCCCATTAGAGCGCAGATTATCTTTGATTGAGGAAAGTATAGCGCAAAGTGATATAGCTACCTTACAAGCAAGACTGGCTACACTGGGTGCCAACCTAGAAACCATCATGCAACAGCAAGCATTACTGCTTGATTTAAGAGATCGGATCAACGAAAATACAAATATCGTTCAAGGTAATGAACGTATAGTAGAGAGTATTGAAGAAACAATACTTGAATATGAACAAGACTTAAGAGATTTTGCTGCTGAAGTAGATCAATTATGGGAGGCATTTGACGCAATCAGCAGTCCATTAGGATAACTATGGCAAGAGATAGTAAGACAGCGCATGAAAGACTAGATAAGATTGAGAGTCATTTGTCTGTGCATGAAGCTGTCTGTGCCGAGCGATGGAAAGAAACTATCTTAAGAATCAAGAGGTTAGAGCTTATTCTTATCACTTGTTCTGGCGCAGTCATAGCTTTCCTGGCGCACATCGCATTTAATTAATTTCCAATATCACACTTTCTAAGTTATTATTATTATTGTAATTATTTTATAGTTGCAAGATTATGATGCTAACAGATGAAAAAATTAGGTTCATCAAAAGGCTGACTGAGGTAGAGCGTAAGTATGATGTATTACTTAGTGAGAATAAGTTATTAAAATTTAAACTAGAGAAGTTAAGAAATGATACAGAATTTAATGAACGCCATAATGCCATCAGTCGGTACAGTGATTGATCGGGTAATACCCGACAAGAACCAAGCTCAGAGAGCGCAAGAAGAAATACAAAAAGCTATTTTGGATAACGCTCATCAGATTAATTTGTCTCAAATTGAGGTGAATAAACAAGAAGCCCAGGGTAATTGGTTCCAACGTGGATGGCGACCAGCTACCGGGTGGGTATGTGTGCTTGGATTTATGGTGAACTTTCTTGTCAGTCCTATTGCTGCTGGCTTCGGGGTAGATATACCCCAGGCAGATACAGGTACGATGCTTCCTGTACTCATGGGTATGCTTGGGCTAGGAGGATTAAGATCTTATGAAAAAGTTAAAGACAAAACTCGATGAGTTTTTTGCAGATGAGGGCAATGTAGTTTGGTGCTTTGTTATGTTTACAGTCTTACTACCTTTGTTACTATACGTATATTATGTTTAAACTAAGTCAGCGATCTTTAGATCGTTTAGAAGGTGTCGATAAAGAATTAATTAAGGTTGTTAAGACTGCCATTCAATTAAGTAAAGTAGATTTTGGTGTACTCCAGGGAAGGAGAACTAATGAGGAACAAGAAGCATTGGTTGCTGCGGGTGCAAGCAAGACCATGAAGTCTAAACATTTAACAGGCCATGCAGTAGATCTAGTAGCTTACATAGGTCCAAGAGTATCCTGGGAAATTAAACTCTATGATGATATAGCAGATGCCATGCGCAGTGCTGCTATTGTCCATGATGTAAAGATTAGATGGGGTGCCGCTTGGCAATGCCATGACATCCGTAAGTGGGAAGGAACGATGCAATCATGCACCGATGCTTACATAGATCTTAGAAGGTCAGAAGGTAAAAGACCTTTTATTGATGGTCCCCATTTTGAATTGATGGTTTAATCCTTTCTATTTCTAACTGACAGTAGTGGATAACCTTTTCTAAATCAATAGTGGAATCTGGATGCTTATCCTTATAGCGAAGAATATATTTAATTACATTACCCTGAAGATAGCTGAGTCCATTCTCCATTATAAAATCATAGGGTTGTATCTTGTATTTCTTATAGTGATTACCACCCTCTTGTCTATCTTTAGCTGACATTATTTAGTTAATCCTAGCGGTGGTTTGATGGCCTGGGTTCTAAGCTTACCTTGCCAGCCACAACTTGTACATTTCATTCTCTGATACGTAGTTGTTGCCGCATAATAAAAACCATTCTTCTTCATCTTACTGCTACCACAGTTACGACAGATAGATAGATCGCCATCTTCCTTATGCAATCCCCAGTTCGGATGATTCGGAATCCAGGGTAACAGATAGCGATACAATTTCTCTAATAGATTCACATCCTGTTTATTATATTTCTTCATAATCTTCCAGGCTTGATCATCTCCATTCATACAATCTTTCCATAGGTCCATACCCATGTGCTTAGTCTTGTTTCCAAGATCAAATAAACCAGAAACATAATCTAATTTATTACTGGGATATTTAAACCGCCTTCTAACCGTCTTTAATAAATCGATTTCAGCGTACAAATTGGGGGGATCTAAGCGATATTTTATAAATTCCGAGTTCAGGGTAGGCATATCAAATTTCGTGCCGTTATAATGGCATACAACGTCACTCTCATTGATGAGATCATAGATCGTTTTAATCATTTTTTTATGGCTGCTTTCATACATGGAATCAAACATGATTTGTTTCTTACCATGCCACTTGGCTGCCCAACACATCGTGTAACCAGGTTCAATTATATTTTTAATACTAATATCCTGGCCCCATAATCCCCAGGAATATACTTTATGCGGTGCAGTTTCTATATCTAAATGTAATATTTTCATCTAATACCTATCCAATACTCTTTGTAATTCGTATGCAGTAGATCGTTTATCAGACACAATACAATCCATAGCCTTGCCATAATCTTTGCAGACAATAACTTCAGCTTGATTGTTATTATTATTAGATGTAGGAATGTAGGTATTAGCACAACCTACTAATAAGATAATGAATAATAATTCATAATGCTTATTCATATCTTAACCAGATCAACCCCCAATCCAGTATTAATATCATACTTACTGGCTATTTCTATGGCTTGATGTGGGGTTCCACCCATTTCCAGGACACCGAGGGCAATGCCAGAGCCCGTTCCAGAGCTGGCAAATGGTGGGTTCAGGGATATTCCAACTCCATTTGAATCAAACTCATCACATTGCCCAGTGTTGAGATCCATTACATAGACTATCGTATCATCATCCAGGGGACAATCCCCGGTAAGATGTGTGAACCAACGCACAAACGCTGGTCCACAACTTAAGGTTCCTGATACTGCAATAGCGTAATGATCTAAGGTAAATAACTTTTGACACTTGTAAGCCATGCCATCGCTGACCGCCATGCGATCAGTGGCTAGTACTCCTTCCTGGTGCCAAACAATAGTGGTCATGTCCACCTCTTGTTGTTACCTCAGATATCATATTACTAAAATACCTTATAAAATCAAGTCCTTATCGTATGACATAATTGCCACCACCTCGAACTATAAATCCTCTCTCCTCTAAAGTCTTTAAGAGTTGTGTAATGTGAGATGGAGATAGATCTAATTCCTGGGCCAAGATATCCCTGGTAGGTGTGATTAAGTTTTCTTTTTGATAATCACTAATCACTACAACAGCTTTGGTAATATGATCTTCCTTAACATATCTTGATGGCATAATTACCTCCACCTCTTTTGATTTTCTGCTGCCTTTCCAGACTGCGCAAAACAATAGTGACATTGCTTTGACTTAAACCAAACTTGTTACCAATAATTTCTTGGGTTGGAGTGATCACATATTTCTCTTGGTATTCTTTAATGAATTTATAAACCTTATCTATATGTTTCTCACCAGTCCTTCTGTAATAACTATCCATTAGAAACGTCCTTTATCAACAGGCGGCCTGGTTGGCTTACCATTGGCAGATTGTGCTTTGTTTGCATCATCATCCTCCTCAGTCTTAAGTACGCATGATGTACCTAGAGAGTATCTTCTGGCATACGTTAATGAACTACCATAAGAATGAGGCGTTTGATCTTTACAGGCAACAGAAGTTTTACCTGCTCTAAATACCGCACCATTCTCTGCAAGTATGAACACAGTCTCAACACATTGGTATCCTGGAA